AATTGTACGATTAAGTTCTTCCATATTAAACATACCAGGAGGAGACTGCTGTGCCATTTGCATTACCATGTTAGCCATCATCATACGGTGTGCATTACTAGGTATATTAGGATCGGAGACAGGAATAATATCTACACGACCATCAAAGTCAGACTTAAAGATGCTGCGACTTTCAAATGGAACGTCATAGGGATACTCACCTGGAAGATAATCATAGTCAATCCTTGCTAGGATTCTAAACTCATCTCGCTGTGACTTATGTATTCTTTTATGAATAGCACTAAAGAATTTGCTTGATGCTTCTAGCAGGGCCATTGTTGTTCCAACGGGTCCATAGGAGGCAGCATCAGAAATAACTTGTTCTGTGCTATCCGCAAACTTCTGACCAGCAGCAGTTACGAAATTCAACATCTGAAATAGAACAGAGGAAGGCTCTTTATAAGGAAGGGGAATAATAGCCTTTGATAAATCTACTCCAGTTGCTTCAACCTCCTTGAACTCGCCAGGAGATATCGGTTCGTTGTCTCCAACCATCCGAAGCCCCTTTGCCTTAAACCCTCCAGGTAAATTTGCAAACTGCCCTGCGTCAATCAATGATCTCATTGCGGCAGTAGCACTCATAGTCAAATTACCCAAGAAGTGAATAAGACCAAGTCCGTAGAATCCAAAACCAGGAACAAACCTATAATGCACAAAGTGGCTTATTTTTTCTTTGCTCTTGTCATCTTGTTTATAGTTTCTACGAATACTTAAAACTTTTCTAGAATCTTTTTCTACCGTAACAATATACGGGCAGGATTCTTCTTCTCCTTCGATGTCTAGATAACAGTGTTGTTCAAGAAGAACATATTGTGGATCGTTATCATAGTCAGGAGACAATCCAATAATTGTATCCATCTTTTCACTAAAGCCTGTTACAGGATTAGAAGATGGTGTTACTAGCTCTGTATCCATGTAGATACCTGCTTTGATATCTTTATTCATTTCTACAAGACTACGATAGATTACATGTGTGTAGCGTTCTGCATTGGATAGATCAGAAGCATAGTAAGACACATAGAACTGGTCAATAGGAATAAACTCTGAACGTGGACGCTTAACCGTAGCATCATAGTACATCTTTTTAAAAGCAGACCCAATCAGTGGAAGATGAAATAGCATCCGCTCAAACTCTTCAAAGTATTCAGGCATCTGCTCCGTAAGCTGATAGTTCATAAAGTTCTGAACCCTGTTGGCCTGTTGTTCTTTCTCTGTGGTTGAGTCACCCAGTATCTGTGCTTTGATAGGACCATTGGAGGGAAAGAGTTCACCTGAAGCTTTTGATTGGAACTTAACAGCCGACTCAATCAATAGTGGGTGAACCGCTGTACATGCACCTTCAAATGGTTCTGTGCCTTGCTGTAGTTTAAGACCTAGTAGTTCAAAGCCTCTTTCAAACATAGCTTCCCACTCAGAACGGGAATCCTTATCTGCTTCGTAGTTTTCAAGAACAGTCTCTGCAATTTCTTCTAGCTCTTCGTCGCTCATGTCTTCAGCTAGGTTGCCGTACCATTCAGCTACTTCTTCATCTGCTTCCATCTCTGTAGCACCAGAAAGGTCTACAATAACACCACCATCATCTGCCACTTCAAACGTAGCAGGTATATCATTATCTTCCTGGTTCATAGGCACTACCTCTGCACCTTCTTGTGGAATCATATCGTATGGATTTTTTTCTGTTGCCATTATACTAATGCTCTCAAGCCAGTTTGATTTAGAAGATAAGAATCAGGACCAAATATGTTTGTTAGTGTTTGTTCTTCTGAAGGAGTAAACGGTAAAGGGTTTCTAGGAAAGTATGGTTTATCTACTTCTTCTTTTTTATCTTCTTCATCGTCATCAGTTTTTTCTGTAGCTACTTTTCTTTTCTTTGTTATAGTAGGTTCATTACCCGCATCAGGAGCATCTGGCATAAAAGCATCATAAACATTACCACTTTCAGTAAGATTAAGTGTAGCTCCAGTTGGTGTTGTTATTGTACCAAGTACATTACTTCCTGTTACATTAGTTAAGAACTGTGTTGCTCCTGCTCCTGGCATAAATGTACCTATACCAGCACCTACACCTTTTTCAAAATCAGTAATTGGAGTAAAGCTTCCCCCATATTCTGCATATGCTTGTGCAAGGTCTTGGTCCCTTTCTCCATCTCTTGAGAAAGGATTTAAACTATCAAGATTTAAACTATCAATTAGATTATCAAAGAATCCTGGTTTCTCTTCAGTATCTGGTATACCTGTAAAGTCATCTATTTCTGCATCTTGTTTATCTCTTTCTTCGCCTTTCTTTTTAGCAAATGCTTGCGCTCTAGCATTAAAGGCATCGTTGTATTCTTGAATAGCATTTTGTACAGTACCTAACATACCACCATAACTGTAACCGCCATAGAAACCATCTTCCATTGCTTGTCTACCACCAGGAGTAGATACTGATTGTGCTGTTGCTACTGTAGCTTCTTGGTTTGTCATTCCTTGATTTTTAAATTCAGTATATAAGAGTTGTTCTTCTGGAGTAGGAAAACCATTTTTATTATAGCTATCTACTTGATCTTGTACTCTAGCTTGAAGACTAAAAGCTTCAAGAGTAAGATCATCTTCTACATCAGGACCACCTAATACGTCATCACTATATATATCAACATCACCACCAAAACCTACACCACCATAAGCGGCTGCTTCTGCTGCTGCTACTTGTGCTGAATTATCAACATCATCACCTAGACCTACACCACCAAAATCTGCTACTTCTCCTTGTGCCTGTGCTGCATCATCAACATCACCACCTAGACCTACACCACCAAAAGACCCTGCATCAAAGTCACCACCCTCTTGGCGATAGATAATAGGCATGAGTTCAGGTTCACGCATCATAGACATGCCCTCTAGATCAGCCGCTAACTTTGCCATATAATCATTTGCCATAGTGATTCCCCAAGTTTAAACCTTGCTTCTATTATACCATAGTTTTGTCATTCTCACAAATGACTTTAGACATTCCAGTAGGTTGCTCTCTTACTACGGGGTGCTTCTTCGTAGTCAGGATCATCGGGGTGGGTAAGATGCCAGGACTCTTTCATGTAGTGAACAGCCATTGTTAAGGCATCCACTTGGTCATCATGGGCTGCATTGGGAAACCGTATAAGCTCCTCTACTAGATCATCTGCCCACTTCTTGTTCATTGGTATCCATACCCTACCTGACTCCATCATGGGTGTAGCAGCGTAGACCCTGGATACCTTATCTCTGTCTGGGTTGTATTCTAACACAGGTAAGCCAGACCTACGTAAGTCCTGTATGAGAGACTGACCACTGGCTTTCTTTTCTACCATACACAGATCAGGCTTATGTTGATTGTACAGCTTCTGTGATATTCGTCTTAGTTCAGGATATTCAAATCTACCTTTGATATTCCCAAGCAGTATAAGATTAGATGCATAGTCCTCATATCCGTCTTCGTCTTGATCATATAGGTGAAAGATACCCCATGTCTGTATAACACTGTAGTCTGCTGTGTTAGACGTAGAGAAGGCTGTATCAAATGTTTGTATTACAAAGTCACACGTAGGTGGTTCGTCATACTCCCAGTTCTGTAACCACTTCTTTTTTATGAGGCCACCCTCTTCAGGTGTGGGGTCTTGCATGTAAAGAGCGTTCCAGTAGCGGCTACCATTGGATGCTTTGATCTCATTCTCGTCTACCTTCAAGACATGATCTGGTTTCCACTCAGGGAAATAGCTAGACCCTACAGGTAAGTCCAGTAGTTCTGATGCATCGTCATCAAGCCATGCAGGTATCTTAACAACATCCCAGGGTATTGTCTCATAGTCTGGCATGTTCTCTTGTTGTTTCAAGAGCCATCCACACAGATCATCATAGTGGTATCTGGTATTGATTATGACAATAGAACCATTGGGCATGATACGTGTACGTAGACCAGCAGGATACCACTCCTTGATAAACCTTCTACCTGCACTGGAGATAGCATCTTCTTCAGACATCGCATCATCTAGGATTGCTACATGCGCTCCTCGTCCTGCTATCTGTGATCTAACACCAGCCGCATAGTATGTTCCTTCATGGTTTGTCTTCCACTTACCTGCTGCTCGTACATCACTACGAAGTGCTACACCACGAAATACCTTTTGAAACATTTCCATATTAACAATATCTCTGACCGATCTACCGAAGTCACTAGCTAGTTGATCACTGTGTGATATAGTTAATAGTTCGTGTTTGGGGTTTCTACCTATGTACCATGCAGGAAAGAGTTTAGAACAGACAACAGACTTTGATGAACGTGGTGGTAGGAAGACCATCAGTCTTTTTATTTCACCACTTTCTACTTGTTGTAGTTTTTCTGATATTATTTCTATGTGTCTTCCCATCTTGAAGTCAGACACAATAGTAGGTGCTACTAAACGCACAAAGGAAAGGAAGTCTTGGTTACATTGTAATTCTATTTGCTGAGACAACAAGGCCTCAAGGTTAATGTAGGACTCAATGTAGTTACTATTTAAATTCTCCATAGTACTATTATAACACTTTTTAATTAGTTCTACAATAGTAATCTATAAAATAATATAAAAATAAACTAAGAGGTAACTAATTAGTGTCCCAGATGTGTTATTTTTATCACACCTATGATCATTGATGATAGACCCTAGTATTTTTGTCAGTATATGAGAGTGGTATATTATATATATAGCACAGGGTCATTTTTTTGTACGGGGGGTCTATGTAATATCTCTATATTTCACATAATTCTCGTGGGGAATACCTTATATTCTAGCTAGCTTCTGGTTATTTCATCACATGCCCGTCTAATATGGTGATCTAATGACCTGGGCATATTCTACCTAATATCTATTAAACCCATGCCAGCCCTATCTTTAGTATCATATGGCATGCCTATGAGGT